CCAAGCCCCCGGCTGGTGGGGTGAAATCCAGCAGTGCACCTGCGGCCACCCCTCCTGCGCCGGTCGTTCCTCCTACAAAGAAGGACAAGCCCAAGCAGAAGGGGAAGGACGCTGCCACTGGAACACCACCGTCCTCGACGCCATCCTCGACGAAGGCCTTGGAATCCCAGATTACTCCCTCCCAAACCTCAACTGCAGCAGCGCCTACTCTTTCGCCTTCGGAGCTAGAGTCTCTGCGCAAATTGCTGCAGAAGGCAGACACGACTCCGTCGTCTTCGACGACGGTTTCCGTGCCTTCTGCCTAGAGGCTTTGCACAACGAGTATGGGTCCGTGGTGTTTGGGCACACACCACTGGTGGAAGTACATCCCGTTCATGTACCCCATACCTCGTTTCCTGGTGCCCCATATAACAAGCAATACAAGTTTTTTATTGATTTTGTTCGTGAGTCAGATCCGTCTATTGTACAAATTTACAATCTCTGTCAACAACCCGTTGCTTGTTTACCTCCTTGGAACGTCTTCATTAAAGACGAACCTACCAAAACTGCCAAATTACAAGAGGGTCGACCCCGCACTATCAACGGGCCCACAGCACCCGTCCGGTGTGAGCAAATTCGACTTGCATATGATTTTTCAAAACGCATCCTTGGTCAATACCACACCAAGCCCCTCAAGAATGCCTGGTCACGATGGCATGGTGGGATCACTCAAATGAATGAGTATCTCACCGCTGACCTGCCTTCGGGCGGTTGGTTCTTTGAGTGGGACATTTCGGAATATGACCTTCGTCTACACCGCTTCTTCATTGAGGTGGTTCAACAGTTCTTTGTTGAGACGCGTGATCCAAACCTTTCTGAGGGTGATCGCAATGCTGATGAGAACATTTGGTTCGACTCTTACACGCATTTCTCCATTTCTCACGATGGCCATGTCTGGTGGCTTGAATGGGGAAATGCATCTGGCAATTATCGCACAGCCATTGACAACGGCCTGTGCAATCTCCTCATGTTCCTCGGAATTTGGTGGAGATACAAGGGGCGCGAGTACGCCCGGCGCTGGCGCGAGTTCACGCGCCCTGCCATTACTGGTGATGATCTTTTCGCCTACTCAACCATAAGACCTCCTTCGGAGGCATGGCTCACCGATTACTTCAGTTCTCTTGGCATGACCCTTAAAAAAGGATCCTACAAAGTCTCACGCTCGTTCGTGGGGCATTCTTTTGCCGGATGCACTTTCATTCGCACTTCCTTTGGCGCTCTAGTTGGCGTCCTTAAGGCGGAGAAAGCGCTCGCCAAGCTCGGACTTTACCGCTCAGATTGGGATCATTACAGGGTTTGTCAGACGCTCGAATCATTCCGAGCTGAAACGCTTTATGACGCGAAGTGGCTGCGCTTTACAGTGCGGCTGGCTGGCAAGCTCGACTTGTTTGCTGATGCTTACTCATTGATGCGTTTCCCGTGGCGACCACTGCATGAGCTCGAGATGCTTTACGCAATTCTCAGTGCACGTGGGACCTGCATTACTTTGAGCGGAATGCCGAAGAAACATATGAAGGAGGCGATGGCCGCCAACCGCAAGGCTGGCCACAAGCCGAAAGGCCACAATCACAAAACCCATCCCAACAAGGGTAAGGCTGTTAGGGGCTCGACCATGACGATCAAGAAGGTCAGTCAGCCTGCCGCGATGGGTGGCACCATGACTCGTGGTGAGTCAACTCAGTCCTCGTATCATTTGCGAGGCAGCGATTTTTTCGGATCGATCACGATTCCGAATGCCAACGCGAACGTCACTGGTTCAGCGTTGCGTTGGCAAGCGCTCAACCCGCTTACCATGGCGAATTCCCGCATTCGTAACTTCGCGCGCCTGTTCCAGGATTACCGCGTCAAGAAGTTTTCCCTTCGCGGAATCGCCAATCAAGGCACCAACGTCGGAGGTAATCTCTGCGGGTTCTTCGACACTGACGTGGCTCGTATCACGTCCCAACAAGGCGACCAAGCTTTGGCTTATGCCATGTCGCACAACGCAGCCAGCATTCGTGCTGCCTGGCAGCCCATCGACAACATGAGGTGCCCTCTTGACAACAAGTGGCGCAAATGCAACAACGGTGAGGGAGATCCACGCGAGAGCGTGTTTGCCGTCTTCGTCATGATGGTTTCTTCTCCTCCAACTGCATCATCGTACCCTTTCTCGCTCTATGAGCTGATCGCGGATTATGACATCGAGTTTCGCAACCCGATGGTGCAGGATCTTGGCATTGGCAGCTCCATGACAACTTTGTCGCTGTCTCCCGGTGGTGGTCCGACCAGTTACCCGTACACCAGCAAGTTGCTCAACTCGTCGCCGAACATTCCGTTCGCAGTCGGAATTGCCGTTGTGCAAGATCCCGGCAACACGGATGTCACGCCTGGTGGAGTTTACTACGTTGCTCGTGACCAGAACAACAATTCTGGGGTCGTTTTGACCAGGGCGTACGACGCAGCCTACGTCAACGGCACTGCCACAGGTGCATCTCTTGCCATCCCAGTCACTTGGGGTGGCGCCGGCAACATGACAATCCTTGTCAGTCCCATTTCTGCGCCTTTCGTCGACATCAATGCCGACGGTGGCGGCTTCACCAGCTCGACTTCTGGTGTTGTTGCCAATTCCAACGAACAGGTCGCTGGGACTTTGGTTGAGTTCAATGGCCAAGGATCCATCGTCAGCACCTTTGAGGACATGAATGGCATCATGCCGGATGCGAACGAGGCGGAAGCCGTTGTCGAAGTTGAAGGCGAGCTGCTTGGTGGCGTTGCGCCCCAATCCTACGGCGTCGCTTTCGACGCGTCCACCGGATACGAAGCTCAGCTTGGCCAAGAGGTCGTTCTTGGACCCACGACGGCTTTCCAACTCTCGCTGGATAATGACCCGATCTCGCAGTACCTCGCCAAGAAGTACATGCACTCGACCATGATGTACATTCCCGGCCTTTGGGCCATCTTCACCAAGCTTGGGCAGCTCATTCGTGCTGTCGTTGGCGTCGCTTCCAACATTCGCACTTCTGTTCGCGCTCTCCGTGAGCGCCGCGCGAACATCATTTCCACCAAGTTCTTTATGGATCCGGAAAACCAGAAGTACCTCGCGATTCCTTCCCACCTCAGGTGGTTGCGCTCCCGACCAGCCGCACTTTTTCTCGACGCCGATCGAGAAGGGCTCCTCGACTGGGTTGATGAACCGTTTACCTACGACAACGTTCGCTTGACGCGTAAGCGTCCTTTCATTCGTGCATCCCTCACGCTTGTCCCTTTCGAGGACTTTCGTGATGGTCGACGTGCCGATGGAGCGAAAGTTGAACCTGACGATCAACTTCAACCTCAGTCTTCTGAGTCTGACGCCATCTCTTCTGGCGTCCGTGTGGTAGACCAACCTTTCGAGCTGGTCCCTCGCTTCCCAGGTCCGACGCCGCCTTCTGCGGTGAACCCTGTGCGAACAGGCCCGAGCATGC